GGCCGCACGCCGGATCGTCGCAATCTTCCCGCTCCTCGCCGATGCTCGGATGGTCTTCCTGCGGGCAGTTCTCCGCTTCATAGACCGTGTAGCACTCCCCGCCGACATCCACGACCTTGCCGACGACCGCCGACAGGTCATCCCGTGTGAACAGATTGACTAAACCATCGCACCGCTCCAGGCGGTAGCAAGCGGCGCACTCCGAGCACCCGCGCGCGCCGAAGTTGGAGACCACGCCGGTCAGCATCGGACCCGGCGGGGCCTCGGCGATCTTGATGTCCGGCGAGATGACCACGCACACGAGCGTGCCGGTCGAGTTCATCACCAGCAGGACCGTCCCTGCCGGGTAACTGCCGGTATCGACCCATTGCCCGTACCGACCCCCGGCGCATTTATTGACCGGGGAGTAGCGTCTTTTCCTGGGCCCCGGCGGCGGCGGTGGGGGCCTGGGGTCTGGCCCCGGTCCCGGGCCTGGTCCCGGAGGGAACGGAGGATATGGCGGGTACGGCGGGTCGGGGTCCCAGGGGGGCGGGTCACCGCCGGTCCCGTCGCAATCGGCGAAGGACCCGCACGATGCCGCCGCATTCCCGATCGAATTTTCCCACCCCGCCATGTGGGGCGCAACCAGCTTGACGGTCCCGCCCCCGGCTCCCACGATGACCCTGCCTAACGGTCTGTTATGCCCGGTCGGCGTCGATCCCTCCTGCAACACCGTCCCGATGTCTGAACACGACCAATCGTTGCTGACCGTGACCGTCGAGGTTGCTTCACCGAATGCGTCCAGCCACCCGCTTGGGATACTGGCGGTGCCCCGGAATAGCTCCATCTCCACCGACATCCACAACGTCGGGTGCTGGCACGGCACGTCCGGTCCATCGACGGGCTGGTGGTCACCGTCCGCGCCCGACGAGTACGGGAACAGGCCCCCGAAGATGACCACCTCCACCTCGGTCCCCCCGGCCCCACCCTCGCCCCCGCCCCCGGACGTGAAGGCGATCTGGATCGTGAAGCCTGAGGTGTACGAATCGGTCCAGGTTGGGATCGGTCCTACTTGGGTCTGGACTAACAGGTACTCCGTATAGATGTCCGCATCGCAGTCGCAGTTGTACTGCCACCAGCAGCCCTGGCCAACTGATCCGCCGTAGAGATACAGCAGCTTGTTCTGATAGCCGTCCTCATCTGGCGACGGCTTGCGTTGGCGCAGCAGCCATTTGTCGTTCAACTGGATCGAATACTCACCGAGCCTCACCCTTGCGCCCGTCGAGGTCTCGTCTTCCCCGTCTTCGATGCCGATCAGGGGCATGCACCCCTTGAACCCGATATTGTCGATTTCCAGGTAAAGGCACTTCAGGGCGCGGTCGGCGACGGTCCAGTACGTCGCATTGGGTGGGTCGTTGGTCCCCAGGATGGCCGTATGCGCGGTTTCACAGACGAAGTAGGCGGCGGGGGACCCGCTGAAGACCAGGTCGCCCACCTCGTAGGCGTTGCCACCGGCCCACGCGCCACGGTTGACCTTCCAATCGGTGAAGATCGGCAGGCCCATGCCGGAACAGTCACAGCAACAGCGGTTCGTGGCGGTGCCGGACATCAGATGCAGGTCCCGTCCACGCCGTTGAGGTAGAAGAAGGTGGCCCGGACAGGCGGTGATCCATCCTCGACCGGTTCATCCCGCATCCAGACCACCACGTCGTCGGGTGCGGGCTGGATGGTCAATCCCGGGTTGAGAACGTCCACATCGACGCCGTTGCCTTGAACGCCGGTGGGGCCGTTGCCGGCCTCGGCGGTGTTGATCGCGTGTGTATTGGGATCGATCGAGTCGCCGTAGCGGCCGCCGGGCACGGCGGACCAGTCCGTGCCGTCGAAGGTGACCTCGTCGAAGCCGTAGTGCCACATGTTGCCGGACTGATCGGCGCTGCCGTAGATACGCGCCCAATAGCCGTCGCGTGTGGCCGGACCCAGACGCACGATCGCCCAGCACTCGCCGGGTGATGTGGTTGCCTCCTCGCGCCATATCACCTGCGCCCCGCCCCCGGTTTTCAGTTCAAGCACGGTGCTGTCGTTATCCACCACATCTGCCTGTGTGCCCTTGTGCAGGTTGTTAGGCACTCGCAATCGCACCACGCATACACCATCCACGTAAGCGCGGCCGATCGCGCCGTCGGCAAGCGGCTCTGCGAGGATGACAAACTTACCTGTGTGCGTAGGTACAACGGGCATTACGCAGGACAATGCGACCTGGCGCTTAAATTCCTCTTCGTGTCCTCCGGATGATTCATCTGGCAGGATGATCGGTGTATCGATGCCCAGCACCGCGAACCGCTCCTGATCGGCACCCGAAGCGTTCTTGATGTAGACGATGCCCGTGGTGTTCGCACCGGTCGTGGCCGGCTTGCTGGACGCCACGTTCGCCTGGCGCTCATAGTGCGCACGCGTGGCGTCGATGATCGCGTTCCAGTCCGATGCGGGTATCCGCAGCGGCTGGCCGGATTGGACATGCTTAAGGGTCACGTGCCGATACCCAAAGAGCTAAAACTGCCTTCGCGGTAGACGCGCTCGACATACGCGGCGACGGGCTTGCGGATCAGCATCTTGGCGGTGGCGTCCTCGGCCGCCTGATATCTAATCCAAAGGTATTCCCAGCCCTTCTTCTCGATGCCGACGATCGAGCCGACCGACAGCCCGCTCACGTTGGGCGAGCCGGCAAACGCGAAGCTGATCTCCCAAGGGTCGTCGCCACGCTGGGTGCCGGCCGCGCCCAGGAACAGGCACTCGCCCGCCGCCAGGCCTTTGAACGGGGCATCATTGACCCGGCCGGTCAGCCCGAAGAGTGTCGTCTTGTACGCGGTGTTGACCGCCCCCGGTGACAGGTAGTGCGTCTCTGAGAACGTGTAGATTGGCACGGTGATGTCCACGCCGTCGACGCTGTCCTCGGTCACGCCGATCGCGCCATTAAAATCAGGTGCTGCCGGGATGTCTGGCGAGGCGTAGCTCGCCACCGTGGCCAGGGACTGGGTGATGTGTTGCGTGCCGCCGCGCGTCTCGAACGCGAAGCTGGACTCGCCGGCCTGCGGCGGGTTGGCTGCGGAGGGCGCGTATCTGACCGTCCCTAACCAGATCTCGTCGTGGATCTCCTCGACCTGCGCGTCGCTGCGCACCAGGCCGTTGTGGGTGGCCGGCGCAGCGATCAGCAACTCGGTCCGCGCTTCCACATCGCTGGTGATGTCGCGGATAACGTAGGTGATCTCCGCCGAATCGTCGGAGAGGATGCGGCCGTATTTTTCCTCAACGATGGGCATGGGTTCCTCAGGCGAACGCGATGGCGTTGTCGCTGATCGCGCGTTCGATCCGTTTGGTGTTGCGGGCGGTGTCTTCGGTGGCCTTGGCGGTGCGTTCGGCGACTCCGCTGTCGGTCATCAGGCCCTGGATCGCGGCGGCGTTGAAAGTGCCACGCACACCGATCCGCTCGGCTTCACGCTCGAGCAGGTCGCTCACACCAGACAGGTCCGGCGCACCAGGGATCTGTGATCCACCCGCCACACCCCCCGGGGGGCGTTTGGACTTGGCTTCGGCGGTCGCGGCTTCCCACTCACGTCGCGCGGCAATGAGGGCCTGCTCGGCTTCCAATTCGGCCTGCGCACGCTCGCTTGCCTGGCGGTTCTGTTCATCCTCATACCGCTGCCCGAGGACGCCGAGGGTCTGATCATGAATGGAGGCGGACCGGTCACGCCGGTTCTGCCGACGCAGGTCGGCCCCGATCACCGCCTCGCCGGTGTCCTGGTCGATCTCGGATAAACGTTGTGCCAAAGCCCGGTCGATAGCGGCGTTGGCTTTGCCGGTATCGAAGCTGTCGGTGAACAGGCCCTTTATATAGTTCCAGGTCTTGGCGGCCAGGGCCTTCATCCGCTCCCAACTGCCGGTGAAGATGTTCACAAACCCGTACCACGCCTTGGCTAAGAAGGCGGTGGTCTCGATCCAGCCGACCTCGAGGCCGTGCCAGATGGTCTCCAACGCGGCCAGTGCCCCGACGAAAGCTCCGACGAGCACGTCCATCAAAAAGTGCTTGAACCCAAGCCAGATCCCCTCGATGAAGCTGACGCCCTTGATCCATTCCATCTTGAGTGTCAGCCAGAGGATTCTGGCGGCGAGGCCGATGTCACCCGCGGCGAGTGCATCCGCGATGCCCTGGTAGGCCTGCAGCGCCGTATCCTTGAGTTCGCCGAAACGGTCGCCCAGCCAGGCCAAGGCCTGACCGCCGACCCCGGAGGTCTTTACGAGATGGGCCCCAAGCACACTCAATCCCGCGATCACCAATCCGATCGGCGAAATAAGAAACCCGATCGCGGTCGCCACTAACCCGAAAGCCGCTGCGGTGACACTGAGGATGGTTGCCAGCCCACCGAGAACCGCACCGACGCCCGAAATCAACACACCCAGCACGATCAGCGCTGCACCAGCGGCGACCACGATGGCGGCGATCTTCGCCACCTGGACGATCAATCCCCGGTTCTGTTTGATCCATTCACTGACCGTCACCGCGATGCGTGTAATCGTGTCGGCCATACGTTGCAGCACCGGGGCCAACGCCGCACCGATGTTGAACGCGCCCATCTTCACGACCTTCCACAGCCGGTCCAGCGCATCTTCGAGGTCTTCGGCTGCCTTGGCGTCTTCGCCCGACATGGTTAGCCCTAACCGCCGGGCCTCGGCCTGCAGCGCCTCGATGCCGGCGCTGCCCTGGGCAAAGAGCGGCAGCAGTTGCGTGCCGCTGCGCCCAAAGAGCGTCATGGCGATCGCGGCCTTCTGCGTGGCATCATCGATCCGGCTGACCCGGTCGGCCAGGAGCTTGAACTGGTCCTCGGGGCTTAGGCTCTTAAGGTCATCGAACCGCAGGTCAAGGTCGCCCAAGGCATCGGTCGCGGTAGATAGGCCCCGGCCGGCGTCGTAGATCGACCGCTGCATGCGCCGCACGCCGTTCTCCAGCGACTCCAGATCGGTGCCCGCCTGGCTGGCGGCGAAGCGCAGCTCGCTGAGCGCCTCGACCGACAGCCCGGTGCGCTGGGCCATCTTGGCGGTCTGATCGCCCAGGGTGGTGAAGAGCTTGGTCGAAGCCGTCAGCGGCGCAAGCACCGCCGCGCCGATGCCCGTAACCATCAGGCCCATGTTCCGGATCGATGCGCCGAAGGCCTTGAGCCGCGCTTCCGCACGCCGCAGACCGCGCACGAGCTGGCTGTCGTCGGCGAACAACTCGACGAACGCGCGCCCGGCTCGGATGCCTTGTGTGGATGCCATGGATCAGTTTGGAGCAATCGATGTTGAAACAGAGGCCAAGCGCTGCCGCGCGGCTTCGACGACATCGTCGACCTGGTCGTCGGTGAGTTGCGCTGCGGTGAGGATCGCGGCTTTTTGTTGATCGGTGAGCCGGCCTTGCTGCTCGGCAATCCGGTACTGGGACAGGCCGAGGTCGAGCAGAGCGCGGGCAGACTGGATGAGGGTTAGGATCTCAGGGGCGTTCATTGGGCGTGATCTCCGTCAAGGGGTTGTCGGTTGGGGTAGGCGGAACGGCAGACGCATCGCTCGCGTCCAGAGCAACGATGCGGACGAGGATTGATTCGATCAGGTCGAGCGCAGTGTCGAACGATGACCCGCCCTCGGGCAGTTGGGCCTTGGCCGCGTCCAGATGGGCCCGGGCGGTCTGCAGCAGTTCGCCGTAGTGAACGATCTGCTCGTCGTTCATCGTCGGCACGTGGGCCAGGTAGATGCGGTTGGCGGTGTTCAGCGATTCACGCTGCTGATACCAACGATCTTCCGGGGTGGCCGCGCAGCCGACGACGGCCAGGACGAGCAGAACAACGATGAGTCGCGTCAAGGGGCGGTAGTTGGTCATGATTGCAGTTCCTTGGAGGACGGTGTGGTGTTTGAGGTAAGACCGCCGTAACGGTCTAACTCGTTGTGCTTGATCTGGATGCCTTGCTTGATATGCTCGATGACCCGGGCGGACGGCTGCTTGCCGTTGTTGGCCTCGGCGTAAGCTTCGAGAACGAAGCGCAGCGCCATATCGAGCTTGGCCAGGCCGGGGTGCGGAACGTCGTTAGGGATCTGCTTCTCGGCCAGCCGGATGCCGGTGATGATCGAGCCTTCCCACTGCCGCCACTTCTCCTGGAACGGGTTATGCCGACTGGTTAGCCAGATAAACACCCAGACCAGCGCCGCCCAGATCAGGACGAAGCCGATGCCGGAGTTGAGGAAGGTCCAGATGTGACTGAATAGAGCGTTAACGTCCATGTGATGAGCCTTTCCGTTGTTCGAGTGCTTCGCGCAGGAGTTTCAGGTCGTGCTTGCTGGCGGTCTGCTTGGATGACGTGTCCCACCGTCGATGGCGTGCGTAGGGATCGAAGTCCGACGGCTTGAACGGTCGGTGCTTCTTTGGGTCACGGTTCGCGTTGGCGATCAACGCACAGATCAGCGAGGTATGCGCCCAACGTTCTCTGCCAAGGCCCTCGGCCATCCAGAGCAGATGGCGCAGCGTCAGTCGCCGGAGTCCACAGGGTCCGAGTCCGAGGGATCCCGCGATCCGCCAGACATCGCGCCAGCGATCGTCTCCTCCACTAACTTCCGGGGGTTGATCGCGTCGATCTTGGTTTCGATCGCGGTCACCGCCGCGTCGATCATGGCCATCTGCTTGGCGACCGCCTTGGCCCGGTCGTTGCGGCCGCGTGACCGGAAAAAATCAATGAGTTCCTCATAGAACGCCTTCTGCGCCGCGAGCAGCGTTTGCCCGTCAAAACTGTTCCGCACGTCGGCGTCGGTGACCTTGTGCGTGTCGAACTGCCCCCCGAGCATGGCGCAGAGCACCTCGCCCAATAGCATCTCGTCCGTGCCCAGGCGGGTCAGCAGTGGCGGGTCACCCGCTTCCGGCTGGAGCAGGTCCACACCCAATTTGTCCTTGACGGCCATCGCCGTGCCGAGGTTGAGCGTGAGGGACCACGTTCGATTTGCAGCGTCGGTAAATGTCTTCATTGCAAAAAACCTTCCGGGGGTTAGGCCACCTCCACCCATTCCTCGAACTTGGCGAGCTTGGCCGTCACGGAGACGGTCACGCCTTCTTCGAGCGGTTCGTTACGGCTGAAATTGGTGATGCTGAAGTCGCCGCGCGGCCCCTCGGTGCCGGAGGTGGCTTTCTCGCCGGTGAGGACGGCCAGGGCGATCGTGGCCGAGGTCAGGAACGCGGTCTTGATGGCATCGAAGCCGGTATCGCCGGGCTTCCAGAGCATCTCGAACTCGGCGGTGCACTCCCGTAGCGTCGGCGCGGTGGCGCGCCAGCCCTGATTGGCGCGGGTGGTCACGTCCGCTTCGCCCGCTTCGAGGTTCAGCGTCACGTCCTTGACGTTGTCCATCTCGGTCAGCGTGGCGAGCGCGGTGCCCGTGGGACCCTGATAGATCTTGGCGTTCATGCCTAATAGGAATTCTTGTGGCATGGGTGTGTCTCCTTATTTATTCCGGGGGATGCTGTCGCGCCACATGGCGGGCAGCTTGGGTTGTTCTTTTTCAAACGCGGGGCCCATGTAGGGGCGGGGCTTGTACTTGGCACGTTGCTTACCGACCTTCGCGGGGCCGCCGTGCTCGAGCAGCGCTGGTGCTTCTCCTCGACCGTTCTGGCTTAGCCGCACCGGTCCGATGACCACACTTCTTGAAGCTGGGTCGTAGCCGAAGTAGATGAACTTCTTCAGCAGGCCGATGTGGCTGCTGGGCGGCTCACCGGGATGGCTGATCCGCTTGCGTTTGCGGATGCTCGACCGTGCGGTTCGTCGGACGAAAGCGCCGAACTTCGACAGGACCCGCCGTGTGCCGGCATCCACCTTGTCGCGCACCGCCTTCTTGTCGAAGAACAGCTTGGTGATCTCGAAGCCGAAGTCGCCTTTTCCGGGGATCCGGGGGGTTCCGGGGGGCATTATCCCACCCCCATCATCGTCATCCGGCCTTTGGTGACGCGTGGATCGACAAAGGATCGATTTATGAAACTGCCGTGACGCTTCGCTGTGCGAACCAGGCTCTGCACCGAGCCCCACGTCTGCCCGCCATCGATGCTCTCGATGTACTTGCCGGCACCGATGCCACCGATGGTGTCGTAATGCAGCCGGACGATACGCCCGCCGAGACCCATCACATACGGACCCTCAACGGTGTACGGGTTCGCCTGCCAGTTGCCGGAAAGGTCCGGGTCGTAGGTGTAGGGACCGGTGAGCGCGTCTGCCTTAGCTAAGACGTTCTGCCACGGCCCGACCGTCCGGTCGGTGTGCCAGAGCTGGTAGACCCCATCGACCTTGCGCACCATGCCGTCGACGACGTTGGTATGCAGCCCGGTCAGCTTGACCGGCGCCGACCAGGTGGTCAGCGTCGCGTTGGTCGGATGGGTCTCATACATTTCAAACGCCGAGGAAGCGTTGCCCACACCGACGATGACGTGCAGGCCGTCATCATCCAAGTAGAATTCCGGTGCGAATGTGAAGTAGGCGCCTGGCACAGACGCCATGCTGACATCGAACACATGGTCCCATAGCCTGCCATCCTTCGACCGCATGACGCTGAAGCTGGTCGAACTGACGCTATAGTGCTTGTTGGTGTACGCGATCCACCAATATCCGCCAGACGGGTCATAGATCAGCGACGGATCGCGCACCACCTGTCCATCAGGTATCCATTGGGCGGCGAGCTTGTCCGTGTAGGTCGTCGCGTCGTCTGAGGTTCCGATGTAGAGCGCCTGATTCTCATCCGTCGCGCCGCCGCCGTCGCCGTACCAGGATGCGCTGACGACCGGCGCGGCGTCGAAACTGTCGCCGCCAAACCAGCGGCGAAGATAGCCGTGCATCAAAGCGTCTTCTTCGTCGATGTCGCCGACCAGCCGGTCGACCAGATTACCGTTATAAAAGCCCGCCCCGACCGCCAGGGCGGCGATCGGCATCAGCGAGCCGGCGTAGGTGTCAGTCGCCTTGATGAAGCCGTTTCGGCCAAGATCGATGCTCGAGCCGTTGTGCCGGCCCATCTGGATATAGGGTCGGCTCGCGGTCCGACCGGTGGCGTATGGCAGGTACGCCCTAAAATCCGAACTGCTGCCAGTCGACGTGGTGCGGATGAACGTATTCCCAACCGACAGGCCGTACGGCTGGAAGTACCAGGCGTCGTTGCCGATACCGTCCCCGGGGGGCCCCATGCCGCCGGCCCAGGTCCGCAGCGCGGCGTTATTCGCGACCTTGCCCACGACGTAGATCGTCCCGCATTCGTCGGCGTATGTGCCTTGGAGGGCGTCGCCCCCGTCAAAC